TGTGGAAGGGATGATCTGCACCGATGGTACAGACAAAGATTGTAAGCCTGGGAAATGTTTGATAGGAAAGCTGAAAAAGATTAGCAATTACAAATGGAAATACATCTCTGCCTCAACTTATGATGGAACAAAGTTAGAGTACTTCATAGGAGGTAAAGAGTTCTTAGAGTTAAAGACCATCATCAGAGGTAATCATCAAAACCCTGATGGCACAGAGGTATCTGTAGATAGACCGGCAAGTAAAAATACTACAGTGTATCTGCCTCCTGTAGGATATGCAGGGAGCGTATTCTCTGACACCTACGTTAAGTTCTTTAACTTAACAATGGCTCTTGATAATAGCGAGACATTAAATGGTATAATAACCACAGAAGAAGATTTTATAAGACAGATTATTGACATAGGGTATAAAAACTTCTATGCTTTAAAGACCGGGCCTACGTACTCCTCTATATGTGATAGCCCTCTGGACAGAAAAGTTATGAGTTCTATTGAGGACATAGTATTTTCTTTACCAGATGTTTGGAAAGAGAAAGTCAAGTCTTATATGGAAGCAAAGTGGGATGTTAAGCATACCACACATGAGACAAACAGAGAGTTTATTACCACTACATTCAGATACATGAGATCTTTGTTCACAAAGACTACTCAAGTTACTAGAAGCGGACTTAAAAGATCGAGTATTAGATATATATCTGATGAATCAGCAAGACCTATCTACCTGAGACTACCCTCCTCTTCAAATAGCTACAGACCAGAAGGATACGAAGAAGTATTAATAATTGCAAAAGAACAAGATAGATTTAATCTGCCAATATCGTCTCTTGAGATAGGCACAATGGTAACGACATCTGACAGGAAGATCTCTTATCAATTCTTACCTAGAGTGATAACAGACGAAACCGAGCGAAGGAGATTTAAAATGTCTCCCTTATACTCTTCAAGAACAAAAGAAGAACTATATTCCCCTATAGACGATAAGTCTTGGTCTAGGATAATAGAAGATCAGCTTCCAAAGTCCCCTGTTGCTAAGTGGATGCTAGCTGGTGCTGACGAGTTCTTAAGAGAGAAGAAGCATGAGATAGAAGATTTCTATTATACCTACTTAGATCCTACAGAGTGTAGCCCTAAGAACCTAGATTGGCTCGCTCAGCATGTAGGCCTATCTGCTCCTGTCTGGAACACAGAATGGGCAGCGGAATATAAAAGGGCGCTAATTAAAAACTCTTTAGGATGGTTTGATAGAGAGCTAGTGCAAGAAGTAAATAATAAAGAGTATAAAACAATAAAAGGAGAGGTGCTAAGCCTCCACCCCTTTAATGCAGCTCCTTGGAGAGATGGGGAAGATGCTCCAGATGATAAGATTGACCTGTTCGGAATAGATTTGTCATCGACTTCTCCTCAAGATATCTCTGTATATAAAAAAGAATGGGATGGGCTAGGAGAATCTAAGGGAAGCATCTTAACTCTGATATTCCTATTTAGTTTGTTTAAGATTAAGGCCTATACAGAGGGAGAAATAACCTATAAAAATGGGAAATTTCAAGTAAAGAGCGGGTTGAGAGCCCAAGAGCTAGATGCTCCTATCCTCCTGCCAACAAAATATGACCTGCCTCAGGTGGGAACTTTAGAGCATTATAGAGTTGGTTCTTTTGAGAATCAATTAGTGGCTGATAGAACAAAAGTCACCACTGCTGAGGAATCTGATAACATATTCTTCAGGCTCCCCTTTTATTATAATAGAGACGGAAAATCTTGGGACTTAGTACAGTCTATAGCAAATTACTGGGTTCAAGCAAAGCTTAACTCTAGAGTTCAGTACGCCTACCTGGCGGCCGGCCTCTGGAAACAAGGCGATGCGTTTTTTGATCCGCTTGTTATAGATGAAAGTACATTAGATGCAAATATTACTTCAGAAGGCAGTAATATACTACTTACAGAATCTTCAGACCCACTTACTGATGAATAGCAATGACTAATCCTATACCCAAGAAAATTTCAGAGCTCCCTACTTTAGGCGGGATTTCAGACGGCGATTTAATCCCAGTCGTGGATATTAGCGACACCTCTTTTAATACTTCTGGAGAGACTAAGAAAGTATCTTACTCCGTATTTAAGGCTACGATACAACAAGAAATTGATACAGATTTTGTTGAAGAAGATCCAGTGTTTATTGCGTCGGTGGCTGGTGGTATAACCTCTACAAACACAGAGCAGTGGGACGCCGCTTATGGGTGGGGTAATCATGCAGCACAAGGATATCTGCAATCTATCTCAGCTCAGAGTATTGACCTTTTAAACGATGTAGATACTTCAACAGTCACAGCAGGCAACATACTGAAATGGAACGGTAACTCATGGGTTGCTGCGGCCGAATCACAGGGCACTACAATCAACGGATTAAATGATGTAGGTGATGTAGAGATCAGTGGTCCCACTGGCAATCAGGTACTCAGGTACGATAGCGATGATCAAAAATGGAAAAATCAAACAATCGCCGCTAGCATAGGCCTTGCTAGTTTTTCCGTAAGCACGAATGATGCTTCTTCGTCTCCTAGCCTATCTTATGATGATACTAATGGGGTGTTTACTTACACTCCACCGGACTTATCGTCTTTACCCTCAGGTGTTGAAATTAAGCTTGACCTCACTCCTGAACTCGGAGGCGATCTAGACCTTAGTAATAAGACAATAGAAGGAACTGGCACGATTAATATCACGGGCGACGTAAAAAGTAGTACTCTTAGACTATCAAATAATGCTACTACGCCATCATCAGGAAGCACAAGAGAGATAAAAGTCATAGGCAACGCCCCACATTTCTATGATGGTACAGCCTGGCGACCTTTCTTCTTAATAAATGAGGCTGGAGAGATCCCTGCGGATACTCTTTGGGACAGTGTGCTGATCCGAGCGACTTTTGACACAAGCTTTGACGACATTAAATATAATGCAACACCTTACAGAAGTAGCGCTACAGACACTCTGCTCACCGGCTCTCCTGTTAAAGTAGGTGTAAAAGCTCTAAGGCTAGACGACGCTTATATAGAATGGGACGTAACAGATACAACAAAATATGATTTTGTAAGCGCCTGGACGATGGAAGCTTGGGTATATATAGATGATATTAACGGGTTTAATAGTCCAGATTGTATCTTTGGCGGGAACTCGAGTACAGCATCAAAGAACTGGGGATTAAAAATTCGCAAACCATCAAGCACCTCCAACATAACCTTCTCTTGGTTTAATGGCAACAATAGTAATCACAATACCCAAGATGGCACGGATATCGTTACTTTAACCGCCTCCACTTACATAGGATCTTGGCATCATATAGCTTATGTTAAAGATGGTCTAACGGGGGATATGACGTTGTATCTAGATGGTGAGAACTACGGTTCTGTTTTAACAGATAACAATATACTTAATCCAGACGAGTTTGCTTTAGGATATCAAGAGTACTACGGAGAAGACTTTGATGGTATAATAGATGATCTGAGGATCTCTAAGACCGCTCGCTACAATAGTACTTTTATTCCAGCAGCCACCCAACTACCTGTATCTGGATCAACCACACAGATAGTACCTCCACCAGCTGACAAGAAAGGAGAGATCACATTAGGAGCTTCCTTTGCATGGAAGGGTTCTTCTGGTTTGACTGTAACTCGGCCGACCAACGGTACATACAGACTAACTTTTGCGAATGCTTATAGCAACAGCGATGATTACTTTGTTATGGCTCAGGGCATGGACCATAGCAGCAGTGCGTCGTCCTACATCCGAATTGCTAGATCCGCAGGACACGTAGATATAATAGTAAAGAACCAAGCTAACGATAACGCCATAGATTCGGGAGCCATTGGCATTCAGATCATTAACCACGTTTAATCCATGCAGAATTCTTCTTTTGTTGAAGCACTTGCAAATCAAGATAAGCGACTTAAAATTTTAGGGGAAAAAATCGCTGGCGGTGCTGCTGAGTTTTTCATCCAACCCGCCAAGATAGACAGCGTTGATGATCCAGAAAACCTATCAAGGGTGAGAGTACTGTTTGACGAGAATAGCACTAGTGCTAAGTCTGACTGGCTTCCCGTACTAAATAATAGTTCTGGTAGGATCAGCACTCAATACCTAGGATCTAAGTGCCTCATTGGCGCTGTATCTGGTAATGCGGACGATGCTGTAGTCTTAGGACTGTACAACGATCTTAACTCTGAGTACATATTAAACTCAGCTCCTGTTGTCATACCAAAACTTGATAAGGCAGACCTTGCAAACTCAGAAGATCCTGGAGCACAATGCGACAAGGATAACGAAGGTAGGGTGTATCTCTTCTCTGACAACATGTCTCAGGATCTTAAGATCTGTGTGAGAAGAAATAACCGTCAGACCAACCCAGATGGCGATGTATGGGAGTGGAAGAATTTAACTAGGGGCCTCGTTGTAGAGAAATCCACGGACCCTAAGCAGTTAGAGCAGTCAAACGTAAAAGGAGATCCAAAGCCTTTAAAGAAATGCTCTGAGGAGCTAGAAGGTGAGCTAATCACTTTTTCCGAAGATAGAGATTTTAGACAGACTATGTTAGTCTGTCGCAAGGACGAGAATAAAGAGTGGGCCTGGGTTCCCCCGTCTGCGGTACCTACGTATTTTAAAACTACGTTTCCTAAATGCACAGAGAAGATCCACGGCCAACTCGCGGTTATAGACGACGGTAATAACTCTGAATTAAGTATTTGCGTTCGCTTCGACGGAGATATGAAGTGGATAAAATATGGTACAAGGACTGTATTAAAATTTGCTGATAAACCAGCTCCGATCTCAAAATCACAACTAATAGGTAACGTAACTTCTAACGCAGGGCTAGCTACACAACTCGCTTCTGCCGCATCCAATCCCCTAGCAGCTTCAGGTCTTACTTCGTCCGCCTTAAATTTTGCTGGTGGTATAGCTGCTGGAACGATCGGTGCGGGGTACGGAGATGAAATTAAGTCCCTCTTGAGCGGTAACGCTGGTCTAGACCTGGCAATGGCGACTGGGAGTAAGATACTTGGAGAACAAGGTATAAGCATCCCCCAGCTTACAGGAGCTCTAGGAGATATCTCTAATTCTGGTAACCTATTGGCTTCTTTAGGGCAAAATGCAGAAGCTATTTTAAAAAGTGGGTCTGTAGATCCCGCCGCGCTTCTATCAGCAGCAGGATCAGAAGTTCTAACAAACGGGCTAGGAGGTTTATCTTCTGCAGACGTAGGTCAATTCACGTCGCTATTAGCTGGAGGTGGGGCAGGAGCTTTAGACGCGGCTGTGCAGTACGGACTGGATCAAGTAACCGGACCTGCATCTGAGATATTTAGTCAAGCTATAGGAGGACTAGATTTAGCAAACGCCCCTCAGATGCTATCTTCCATATTAGGAGGCGGAGCTGGCGGGGGGCTTATTAACTCCGTTGCCGGAATCGCGGAAGGCCTTGACTTCGGTGGAGTTAATGTTGGAGCTTTAACCGATCAGCTACTTGGCGGCAATTTTGGCCCAGTTGCCGGCATCTTTCAAGACTTTGCCGGCTTTGATTCTTTGAATTTCCTAGGCGGAGGGCTTCCTCTTAGTGCCTCGTCTTTACTAGGAGCTGCTGGACTAGGAGGTCCTTTAAACCTCGCGTTTCCTGGAGCTGGCCTTGCAATATCAGGAGTAACAGCTCTGTTAGGAGGCAACAATCCGCTGTCTTCTATATTAGGTGGTGGGGGTGCATTTGGCGCTTTGGGTGGGTTGTTCGGTGGAGGCGGCGGGCCTAGTTGTCCATGTGAGCCAGTTTGTAGAAAAGTAGATCACGGTGTAGATAGTGATGGAAACAGGCTATTAGATCCCGCTGGTAACCTAACAATTAAAAACTCAAATGTTTATGGCGGTAATATCTTAAATAATAATAACACTTGCCTTGCAAAAGGCCTAGGTCTTAGTTTTACAGGTATCGGCAAAGAGCTAATCCCTTCTAATATATTTGACTTCACGAGTGTTATCAAATCTATTCCTAGGGTTGGAGAGATGGCTAGTAGCTTTGAACAAGCAATTCAAGGTGGTGCTGAGGACGACGACCTTAAACTTGAAATGCAGTACACGTTTGAAGCCATTGAGAAGACTTTTAAAATGGCCGATAACAACATGAGTATCATGGAGTTAATCCAAAGACTTAACCTGCTTGGAAGTAGTGACTTCATGAATAATATAATTGCCGATAAGGACGGAGGGTTACTTGGTAAGATGTCAGCTGATGACATAGAGCAATCTTTGGCAATTAAAGACCTTTATCTAATGATAAAACAACTTAACTCTGTTAAGAAGGGTGGGTCTGCTAATGTAGCTCCTACACCCGCACTCATAGCAACGATGGCAAACCCGGCTTCGATACCTGGTTATTTTTCTAAATCCAAGGCAAGAGCTCTTATCAACCTCATTAAGAACATACTCGAGGGCCTGAACACTCTAGCAACACTAGACCCGGAGCTGGCCGCTCCGTTCCAAGACTTAAAAACTATAAATACAGAGTCTAAAGTCTTAAAAGATTCTTTATCTGCTAAGTTATCTACAAGCCAACCTAAGGAAGATACGTTAAACTACAGCTACAAAGACTTTAGTCTTTCTAATTCTTCTAATATTAGATCTTTATCTGCTGATCAGTTAAACTCAGGTGACTTCGATACACTACTAAAACAAATATCTAATGAACAAGAAAGAGCTAGAAGAGGAGAGGGCGATTGTAGCTGATATGCAAAAGAGAGGTTCTTCCTTGTCAGCAACGGACAAAGAAGAGCTTTTAAGACTGAAGTGCAGGACAGACTTCATTACTTTTGCTAAGGTGATCACAGATCTTCAATTTAAATCTTATCCCGTTCACGAGCTAATATGCTCTTATCTACAGAACATCGGAGACGGTAATAAAGACTACAAGTATAGCGCAATCTCCTTACCTCCAAGGACAGGCAAATCTATGCTTATTAGCCGGATCTTTCCGGCATGGCAGATGGGAAGAAGCCCTACTGCCCAGTTTATCATGAGCTCATATGCCTTAGGTCTGTCTACAGAAAACTCTAGAGCAGTGATGGATTACATAACTTCTGAGAAGTTCTCTTGGATATTTCCAGAGTGCGAGATCAACAAGGAGAAATGTAACCTCACCGCTTTGAGGACAGAGAACGGTGGGCTAATTAAGGTCGCTTCTGCTGGATCTAGTGTTACCGGATTTGGATACGGGGTTATTGATGATCAGGACCTACCAGGTGTTGGGCTCCTTGATGACCTTCTGGCAGATGGTAACTCGTTAACTGTTATGGAGAGTACATTTAGCTGGGTTCAGGCTCAGTTCTTGACTCGTGGTCTACCCAACCATGCCATTATCTCTATGGGCACGAGGTTTCATTGCGATGATGTGATTGGCAGGTTACTTAGTGCAGATAGGGCCAACTGGAAAGAGCTTAATGTTCCGGCAATCTGCGTCGATGAAGAAAACGACTCGTTAGGTAGGGAACTAGGTGAGTCTCATTGGCCTGAGTTTTTCCCTATAGAGAATCTTCAGGCAATCAAAAAGTCAATCGGCGAGAGGGACTTTAACTCATTGTACCAAGGGCAACCCGCTGGCGATGCAGGCGCGATATTTAAAGAGCATTGGCTGGAGATCTACGACAAGCAAGTAAAGTATTCTTATATCTATGCCACCATAGACACGGCTTATAAGGCTGAGAGTATGAACGACTTCACAGCAATCTGCGTCTGGGGTTTGGATAAAGGTAAGAAGCTAAGGCTCTTGCACGTAGTTATGGAGAGGATGGAGTTCCCAGATCTTCAAAAACTTATACCTAAGATTGTTAAGCAATGGAAAATTAGATGTGTATACATAGAAGGTAGAGCTAGCGGAGTCCCTCTAATCCAGACTTTAAAGTCTACTCTCACCATACAGATCAAGGAACTCGTACCGTCTAAAGATAAAGTACTAAGAGCAAACTCTGTTGCCCCTCTAGTGGAAGATGGGTGCGTTAGCATCTACGAAAACATCCCTAACCTTCAAGATAGGCTAAATGAACTTACGTCTTTTCCTTTCATTAAAAATGATGACTTTGTAGATGCTTTTGTATATGGGATAACTGTATATAGAGATGAGCTAATGGGCGGCGCTATGACCTCCGGCGGCATAAGATCTTCCTTGCCTAAGTTAACTTATGACCCGTCTTATAGGAAATCATCTTCGCTTAGTAACTTACTAGGTGACAAGAGAAACGTGCGAAATGCGGGCGGTGTACGTTATCTTTAGTACATGGTATAATTTACGTAGTTCTTAGTTTTGTAGGATAAAACTACGAGCGCACGCGCTTTACTCTTACTTATTAATATCAATGACAGAAAAACAAAAATTTAAGCACAGAGTGGTCTTTTTTAAGCAACCAAGCTGTGCTGCTTGCGAGGCAATGAAGCCCATATGGACAAAATCTGCAAACGAACTCGCAGAAGAGTACCCCCACCACTCAATAGGTTTTGGTGAGTGGGATGTATCTGCTGATGACTGGGAATTTTGCGATAAAATCGAGTGCGATGGCACTCCCAATTTTGCAGTATTCAATGAAGACGGAAGTCTCCTTGGCTTAAGCACCGAGGGAATGCTTGCAGTTGGACAGCTAAAAGATTTTATCATAGGTTCTATTGAGAAATGACAGAGGTAACAAAAAATAGGATCAAGTCCAAAAGGGCTAGGGATAAACGCGACGAGCACATCATATCACAGATGTGGAAAGCTGATCAGGTCGCTAGGAAGATCTCTAACTTCACCGGGTTGCCATTTGAGGAGCTCAGAGATGCAGCTTTAGAGTACATTGTACGGATCTATGATACCTGGGATCAAAGCAAAGGAGCAAACTTTTCTACTTGGGTAAATAGGTGCCTGCAGTTTCATATGCTTAACTATCTCAGAGATAGCTCTAGGTTGGTGAAGATGCCCCGCTCTTACTCGGACCTATACTTGAAGATTAGAAAATATCTAATTAAGAACCCAAACATCACAAATCAAGAGATAGCGGACGATCTAAAGATCCCTGTGAAGAAAGTTGATATGGTACGCACTGCGTTTACCATGAGTTTTAATCCTGTTACAGAACAAAACTGTATAATGGAGTCTTCTGAAAACACAGAGACAAACTTTGGGGATCTTCTAACAAACCACAATGAGTTATTATTTAGGATCACGGACCTAGAGTCTCAAGACGAGACTTTTTTAATTGACTACTTAGTTAAAAAGAGGTCCGTATCAACTTTGTTGAGAAAAAACCCCCACCTTAAAAACATTGAGGATATTAAGAGCTATTCCACAAAATTAATAAATTATGTATTATGGGCAGACAAGTCGTTCGAGTCCTGGGACAAGACTATACAAAAACAGGGTTCGAGAAAAAGTGGTCAGAAATCGTCAAAGGGACAGAATGCAACTACTTCGTAAAACCTCCAGATTTTGACTTTGTCCATGAGGTTGTTAGTAAGATAGAGAAGTGGAAGCTCCTTCATTCAAGGGTTGGGTTGAAGTATAAGATAAGAAACAAGAAGTTTCAAGGGAGAGCTGTTAGGGGTATTGTTATGATAACCCCTAAGTCAAAGAGTGAGGTGTGGTTGGGTAAAGGAAAGATAGTCGAAGAACTGTTCCCTAGAAAGAAACCCATACCGGAGTATAAGAAAAATAAGCAAGAAGCTCTTGTGGCCATGAGACAAATCATAGAGCCACAGATCATATCCTACAGAAAAAGTGTGCTACGCCAGCTGCAAGGTTCTATGGGGCACAAGATAAAATGTGCGGTATCAGGACAGGCTATAAACGCTGGTGAGTTTCACATAGATCATAGATACGCGTTTAAAAATATTGTTCAGGAATTTTGTAGAGATTATAAGATAGACTTAGAGAATGTTGATGTGTACTGCAGGGGTACTAAGTGCTATCTAAAAAACACAGAGGTAGCTGAGGCTTTCTTTGATTATCATATGATGAATGCGACTCTTCAGGTTTTATCTGCTAAAGAAAACTTAAAGAAGGGATCTAAGTACTACGGTTAGCTTCTTAAGATGTCATCTCCAGATAAATTAACATCAAATGCTTTCTCAAATATGCTATTTGCTTTATCTGCTATTATATCACTAACACCCTGAGCGGTGGTCTCTCCACTTAACCAGGGTTTGTTCTTATCAACAAGCGGGGCATAGGCCATCCTGTTATAGATATCAAACGCTCCTTCTGATTGCTTGCGGACATAATGCCCTGCAAACAACCTTCCGGTGATCTTCCTTACACCTTCTTCCTCGTATCTCCTCTTTATATAGGTGATAATAGGGCCATCTTGGTCCTGCTCCTCAAGGAATATCTCGAGTTCTTTTAAGGCATTTTCTGCTATTATTACGAGCTTATCGCTATCTTCGTCTTTTACACTCGCCTCTAGGCTCATGTCCGCAACAGCCTGGACATACCCTGTGGACAAGTCTTTTATGTAGTTAGAGTAAGACTCGGCGAGCTGTTCTGCTAATAGATCTCTTACAGCAGGGAAAGCAGACTGCAAGATCTTTCTTTTAGCATCTTTCTCGATTAGATTTTTTGCGTCGAGTAGTGCCTCTCTTAGAAAGAATCTAGCAAGGCCTATTACAGGAACTAGCATCTTATCTCATGTTATTAAATATATTTTGAGCGTTTCTAAGTCTATCTTCATAGACCGGAGTGCCGGGCCTTAGATAGACTCTGCCAAACTCTCTTACAGCTTGATCTAATGTTATGTCGTTTCTATTTAAGTAATTAATTAAATCTGGATAGTCCTGCATTTCTTTTACAAACCACCTCATTTGCTGCTCTCTAGATAGCGGAGCATTTCCTAAAGCTCTTAGGTTATCCTGTCTATCAGCTCTCCACTGGAAAACTCCTAAGGCAGTTCCATCATCTCCTACGGCTGTAGGGTCTAAATTTGCAAAGCTCTCTTTCTGTGCATTACCTACAATAGCCGCTTGACCTATGTTAGACTTTACTCCTGCGGCCTCTGAAGCATTTATCAAGCTCTGTACAGATTGTTGATTGCTGCCTGTGTAAGTAAATTTGCCCTTAGCAAAATTGCTATTTATCTCTCCAGGCGCCGATCCATCCGCGGAAGTACTTTGTCTAGTTTTGCTACACTCAGAGCAAGAGTCTTTATTGTTTTTGTTAATATAACATAGATCTCCAGCTGATCTTATATAATCGTAGTAATCCGAATAGCCTTTGTTTTCCTTATGGGTGACCCAGTTAGGAACGGCTTCTAAGCCTTTATTTTGCAATTGCCAAGGCAGGTATCCGTCAATCTTAACCCTAAGATCACCCCTGTCCCAGTTATACTCCACTTTGCCAATGTACCAACTCTTATATTTTTCAGGTATCCAAACGTTAGGATCAATGTCAGATGACCTTCCATTCTCTATCCACTTATCGTAATCAGAGATGAAAGACAAGATCGTTCTACCTGGGAGTATTCTTAAAGCCTTCGGAACACCTTTTATACTTGTGGATATCTTTGTTGAGTTCTTGTCACTTGAGCTCTGCTGATTTCCATTCTTTACACTCCCTGAGTTAGAGGCCGTAGCTACACTTGTCCCACCGCTGCTCTCTGGAATGCCTTCATCAATAGATCCCGGCTGTAAATGAGCTAGAAGCATTTGTCCCTCTGGCGTATTTATGAGTAGGTTATTACCAAATCCACCCGAGCATTTTGTATCCCCGTTCTTGCACACTGTAACTGCATTAGCCGCAGTAGCACCGCCCTTTAGATATATTGGCGTGCCGGGCTCCATACCACCAAAATCTATTCCTGCGTGTTTTCGATTTCCGCGATCTTCACCATAACTACCTGTTACACTGTAGCTACTTCCTAGTTCTATGTATTTCTCTACGTCGGCTCGAGAGATACTCCTAGAGTTAGGCTGCCACTCAGTGTGAAGGTGCGTCCCGTTCTCTCCGGCAGGCACAACGCTACCTGTCCAACCCACTCTTGCAACAATTTTTTTAGCGAGATCTTCGTTACCGTCTGTAGGTGCTTCCTCTTCGTTTTCTTTGTCGGAGTCTCCTTTGTATGCTGAGATCATAGACTGGACCGAAGAAGGATCCATCACCACCTCTTCTCCTGTGCTCAATTGAACATAGAACTTAGTCTTAGATGCTTCTTGTGGATCACCTGACTTTATCTCTCCTATAGAGGCATTCACTGCTAGTTTGTCGGTCTCTTTAACTGATATACTGCTTAGTTTCTTATATTCCTGGTATAAGGTTGCTCTGTTACATTTGTCATCAGCGCCACAATACTGTATATAGAAGTTGCTTTTTATCCTAACTGACTTCTCTTCATTGTTTACATTTAGTACCTCCCCGCCGTAATAGGCTAGGGGCCCTTTGGCATCACCATACGCTGCAACTTTCTCCAGCTTCTCTATCTTAAAGGTCTCTTTGTTTCCGGAGCCTTTCCAAATATCAGTAGTAGAATAGTCCTCTACGTTAACAAACTGAGGGGCAAACGCCGTGGAAGCGTCCGCAGAAACTTCTTTTAGTTGATTTGCTGTGGTTTCTGGGTCTGGGATAGAAACGCTGTATGTTGTCTCTGGTCCTTTTGGACCTTCGATCTTAGGAGGCGCTGCTTTTAAGTTTCTTTGTACATCAGCAGTTGGAATTTCTACATTTATCTTATACTGCTCATAGAGACCCTTACCAAGATAAAACACTGTGCTTCCATAGCAAAAGTTATCGGCTTTGGTACAAATTTGTATCTTATTCGCAAACTCTTTTGTTGGTAGGGATAAGACTTGGGAGCCTGGCTTTGTGCTCATAAACTTATTTAGGATCTCTGCAGGTGTGAGATTGTTCACCCGGTAGACCCTATCCATTTTCACTTCTTCAGCGGAATCAGAACATACGTCTTCTACTTTAAATCCTTCGGCGTCATAGAACAGCTTCTCATTAAACTCATCTACCCAGTTCTTTCCTTGGTCAAAGAAAGTAGGCTGAAGGTTTTGTTGAAACTTAACGTCATAAGCGTGCTTTCCGCTTAGCGTTACCGTGGGTTCTCCGCTAATCCCGTGCTTTATATTTGTTGCAACTAGATCAAAATAAAATGTGGTCTCCACGACCTGATTCTTGTCTCCGCCTATTACATACCAAAGAGTTAATATTAGTGTGGGCTTAGAACGTTCAGTTGTTGCTAAGTTAGACTCGCTTCCTTGAGAATCTATTAAGGCGTAAGGAAAACAACCATTAGCAGGGCTTTCTCCTGGCTTACATTTCCTCTTTAAGAACCCAGCCCCGGCATCTTGATTTGCAGAGGTGCCTAGCCCGGTCAAAGAATTAATCTCGTTCAAAGAAGTCCAAGCAACACCATCAAGATAGGGATCTGAGAGTGTTATTACACAGGAGTTACTCGACTCGTTAAATAGCCCGGTTAAAGAGGGCGAGCCAGCTTTGACGATGTCCGAAAAATTGGCAACTAAGTTCACGCGCATTGACTGAATCTGCCTCTCTTCAAAGACAATGGCGTACTTAGATTTAAATGGCTTATATGCCAATCTAGCGTGGCATCTATATAAATTACTCAAGGTAAACAGATATGCTATAGATACTTTAAACCCCCAGAAGGGATCTCCTCCTGAGGGGCAAAGTGATTATTTAGTTTTTTATCAGGAAACAGCGGTGACTTCGACGAGTGCTTCGGTATCGAGCGTACCCGATCCTTGTCCACTTGCTCCGGTGTCAACCTCAAGAACGAGGATGTCGCCGACAGAGTATGCAGAACCAGCTGTATCAACTGAAGTGATTCCAGTGATGATACCACCTTCGAGGACTGCAGTTGCCTTGCCTCCAGTTCCGTTTCCGGTATCTTCGGTGCCAACAAGAAGAACCTTATAGGCCGCTTCGTCGCCATCAGATCCGTCCATTGTGTATCCAGATCCACCGTCGAGTAGGACGATAGTTGTGATTCCGCCAGTAGCGGCAACTCCTTCGTTGACTTCAGTCTCAACTTCGCCAACCACTCCAGAGACCTTCTCGCAAAGATTAAACACTGCCACCATGAAGTGGAAGTCCTCTTCGCCTTCAAGACCCACAAAACGGGTAACGTTCACTAGCTCGGAAGTTAGTGCCGTGTCGTCAGCTGCTGGGACTTTGCCAGAGTTCTTAAGAGCCGTGACCACTTCCTCTAGGACGGCGTAAGCGTTACGCTTAGCCTCAAAACCCATGGAAGGTCCACACTTGATAAATTTTGTTAATGCAGCAGTAGCTGCAGTGTATTGAGCAGTCTCGGTGCCAGATGCACCGTTTACGTATCGAACAAGGGGATCATCCTTAAACTCTGCAAGCAGAGTCTGGAGCCTTAACTTAAATTCAAATTCAATACCGAGGGTACGAGATAGTCCCTCGTTCAGAATATTAGCCATAGTATTGTTTTATAATAACAAATCTAGTTGTCTTTAAACCAGAATGTAGTCCAGGACTGACTCTCCGAGCTTAGGTTCTATGACCTGGTAGGGGAGAGTGGTTATTGTTTCGAGATAAGATCTCATGTAGTTATAGTATTGTTTGTGCTCTTCCTCTCTTACAAGGAGCTGATTACGTTTCCAATAAGACGAGGCTTCTGGAAAGAGTTGATCTAGCTCGTCGATGTGGTGGTTCCTTGCCCAGTTCCAAGATCTTTCTACCATAAGTACATCGATAGTTTTACTAGATGATGCGAAGTAAGACTCGGCAGCTACAGCCCACTCTGGAGAGATAATAATGTTCCTACGAAACTTCTCATAGAAACAGACTTCAGAGAATCCTCGGTCACATAGGATATATTCAGGTGACTCGGAGCTCATTATCTTATTTAAAGGCTCAATGTATTGTGTGATGGGATCGTTGTGATGCGGTTTTGGCCCAGAAAAGTGGAGCTTAGAGACACTAGAGAAGTCTTTGATCACATTATAGCTGTTTTCAACAAAAGTGCTTTTGCCAACCCGATCTGGGCCTAGAACAGCAATAATACGTGGAAGCATCGGGTAAAATGTATATATCTATATATTATATCACAGATAGCCGGAGTTTAAAGCTAGATTAGATATTTTGTTATAGTCACATGACAACACCGAATCATAGGTGGGGGATTAGATACTCTTCCGACTCTGCTAAGAACCTAGCATATGTTCAAACGCAGTATACTAACGATAACGCTTTTGCAAAGCCCGGAGAGTTGTTCCTCAATGAGAACCTCCAAGAAGTATACTACGTAGATCATTCTGATGACACGGCCAAGAAACTTGCCGGGGTATGGGCCAAATCTGGCTCGAATGCATACTACTCTGCGGGGAGCGTGGGGATCGGCTTATCAGCTCCTACGTCTCCGCTAGAAGTCGCAACTACCTGGGATGATAATACAACTGACCAATATGCCCTTAAGCTAACTGTTACGGACACAGCTTCTGGAGCCGGATCTAAACCCATCAGCGTTACAGTGGGTGGGTCTTCTAAGCTATCACTTTCAAAAGCTGGGGATCTCACTGTAGCAGGTAAGATTAACTTGCCTTCCCAACCTCCCGCTTCTGCAACTGCACCGGGCGTAGCTGGAGATGTTGCCTGGGATGCTAATTACGTTTATATATGCGTAACAAATAATAATTGGAAACGAGCAGCAATTGCAACCTGGTGATGCCAGGTTTAAAGTTATACGAACATTAACTAAGATCACTCCTTTAATGTTTCGTCACTTTATAACTAGTTTGAGCATAATCCCTTAGGCGCAGAAATGTGCTCTGGGGGATTTTTGCTATATGGAGACCCTATGGCGCGTAAAGTAAAGAACACTCGTAGACAAAAAGTTCGTACCGAACAATCCTATATGCCACAGAACAGAGAACAAGATCAGATTAGAATAGTGATGCCCCGCAACCCATCTCAGGTTGATGCGCTCAATTACCTCAAGACAAAGACCCTTACGATTTTAACCGGGCCTCCCGGCACTGCAAAGACCCTACTCTCTGTATACGCTGCGTGTCAAGCCCTTCAAAAAAGAGAAATAGATAAGATCTATTACGTAAAGCCCATTGTAGATGTGGTGGGAGAACAAGGCCTTGGCTTCTTGCCTGGTGAAGTCGATGAGAAGACCGCTCCTCACATCGCCCCGTTAAAGGACGCTTTGTCGGTATTTATGCCCAAAGGCAAGGCAGATTACCTTATTGAGAAGAAAGTCATTGAGTTTGTGCCGTTAGAGCATCTCAGAGGGAGGAGTCTGGCCAAGTGTTTTGTTATTGCTGACGAGATGCAAAACGCCATCCCTCATTCTGTACTCACTGTGCTTACAAGGTTGGGTAACGATAGCAAAGTGGCTCTACTTGGTGATGTTGTGCAGCGTGACCTTGCTGGAAAGTTTGGAAGAGACGGGCTCTCTGACGCGGCAAAGAGGCTTTCAAAGCTCAATGAAGTCGGTCATGTAGAGTTTGGATTTAATGAGATTGTGAGATCTGGATTCGTGAAATCTGTTATCAGAGAGTACGCTGACCTTTACGCAGCGTAAGTTTAAAGTACATTATAGATCGTATATAGTGCCCCGATTATGGCAGTCAGAATAGACAAAACAGTTTCTCAAAACGAGAGTGTTGCAAATAATTACGCAACTCTAAAAACCTATTTACTTAGAAGGGCCGGAAGAAAGCTTAATGATGTTGAGTACATTGGCCTCCTAAGAAATAACGCGTTGGGAGATTTAGACGATCCTGGCGAGGCACTAACTAACATACTCGAGTATATCACTCGTATTGATGATGCTGGTGAGATTAGCATCTATGGCAAGTATAAGCCACAAGATTTTGAGATCACAAGAAAATTTGTAGATAACGAGATCACCTCTAGTTTTTTAATGCCACTGAAGGATGTTTCTCTTGCAGGCGGCGTTGCTGGAGCTGTAGTTGCCACCAACCCTAGGATAAGAATTCAAGACCGTACGAACCTTATCGATTCTTTCACCGGCAAGGGGTCTATTAATAATGTTCATAAAGGCCCCACGGCCATTTTCTATAAAACAAAATCAGGTAAATTGCAACCAGTAGGTGCTTTTACTTTCACTTCTGATTTCAATCTAACCACGGGCGCCGTTAATACTGGGTATACTGCAAGTTGGGGAAGCGACTTCCCCTCTGGATACTTTGGAAGCTCCAAACAAGCATTTCTAATTACAGGGTACACAAGCGTTGCAACAGGTAAAGAAATAAGCTTAGTTGGCACAAACATCTTCTTAGAAGCAGATTTTTCGGCTTCTCCCGCTACATTTAAAGCCGGCAGTGATGCCTCTCTTGAGAGACTAAAAGAGCTAAGGGCCATCCTTGGCACAACAGCTTTCACCTCTACGGCATTTAGCCTAGAAAGAGAGTACTCTGCTTTAACTAAGCCGCGATGGTTTACTCAGTCTCCTGGCCATGAGGCACAGTTTGGCATAACAACACCTACTCCAGGTGGCCCTGACGATTTTAACCCTGAAACTTCTGATTCTGTTATTTTCTTTGATAAGGGCAGATTTAAACTATATTCTGAACCAGAGTATTACAATTCTGGAGCCTACGCGCCTAACAGGGTACCAGCTGAGGACCAAAACTCTTACTTTGGAGATAATGTAACTAAAGACTCTAACATGAGGTTTTTACAACCTCCTAGAGTACTTAGAGACAATATTTACAATTGGGGAGCAAGATGGGATGGGTACCTACGTATAGACAAAGCAGCAACGGCAAGGAAGTATATCTTTGAAGTAGAGACAAATAGTGCCGTAAAAATTGATATCTATAACGGTGGAGTTACATCTGAAGAAATAATCACCGCATCAGCTTGGGAAACTGTAATTGATACTTCTTATGGCTCTATTCAGACCAATGCGATCCCCACGACAAACGTACTGTCTTCTAACTTTGCTCAAGAGAAGGATAGATTCGTTTCTAGGTATAGCTTTACTCTTGACGAATTAGACACTGCGGGAACTTTCTCATACGACACGTCAGCTACTACAAAATATAGGTACGTTCCGATCTCTATTAGGATGTGGAATGGAGGGTCGGATCAGGTCGACCCAGAACAGGAATTATATGAAGTCCCCCTAGAGCCTGACTTATTTTTAAAATATGCCCACTCCGAGACAAATGCTGGGGATGTGGATAGCTTCTATAGTGGTGATGTAAAAATAGCCATTGCATCTAATAACACTGATGTAACAATCTCGGACGCAAGTGATACTCCACTAATCGACGACTACTTGGCTGCTGTTAACGCTGGTACTTTAAATGTTGCTGCTAATCTACAGTTAGTTAAAATAGAGACAACAGAAAGTATAACTTATATAGATGAGAATGGAGATTCTCAGACCATCGACGTAACTACAGAGTCCGCTATAACTCCTATCAATATAACGTTTTCTGGATCAGATAGCACTAATGTAGATATAGCTACCGCAACTGACGCCGACGGAGTCGATGTAAAAAGCACCTTGACAAGTGGTACGGCAATTACATACATCTTAAGGTTCTCACCTAATAGGTCCGGGTATTCTTACACTACTCTTTGGAGCACTAAGATCATTGGTCCTAAGCAAGAGTTCTACCAGGGATACGCTGACTTACTAGGAGGTAAGTCTTATACGGAGTCTGTGCCTAACTACATCGAGCCTCTCTCAAACAAGTTAACTCTGGACCAGAGGCCTGAGTGGTGGAAAGTAAGTGATGGTAATAGATACATAAGATCAATCGCCCTTAGTAAGAGTAACGACCCACTAGACGGGTTTAAGAGGAACGATTTCCAAAACACTTTAAAATCTGCAGAAGGGCCAAACAACGCCTACCTAGGACTATACGGCGACGGAGCTGCTGCTCCAAATAGAGTGTTCTCTACCAGGAAAAATCTGATCTTAGGAGAAGCGAAATACCCTTCAGCGGCTGATAGTTCTAATTACTTAGGACTAAGACTAACTTCCAACTTCCTTGGAGAGGGAGGAAAGATAAAGTTTACTGGTATACCAATTAACAACGCGGACTTTGACTGGACTGGGAGAACACTTACTGAAGATAGAGCCCTAGGACAAAATGATCTAGGTGGTGGGCAAAATCACAAGACAGCCATTAATGCCCAGTTAACTGCAAGAACCGCTACTATATATTGGGATGGGACTGAGGCTGGGGCCGATATCACTGGTAAAGAAAAATTCCTTCTACATGACAATCTAGGAGCTTCAACCGGCCCGACTATTGCCCAGGACGATCCTAATACCTATGGTCTACCGGCTTTTGGAGCCGCTGACAACGCCATATGGTCGCAACCTATCACTATAGTGGCTGTTAGTGACGACACTACTAACGGCCCTAATAGCGACGGTCAATTTGTAGCACCTCTAGTGCTAGGCGTGGAAAGAGTCATATATGACAGAGATGAAACTCCAGGCAGCAGAATTAGCGAAAATTCTGCAACTGCTCTCGCAGGTAATCAAGTATATCTATTGGCCTTCACAACTGCCTACGTACCCTCTCGTGCCGCTCTTGACACCAAAACAATAACTTACTACAACGATGCTGACGTCGCGTTCCAGTATAGTAGCGTAGACACTGGAGAGTCCATTAGTTTTGCTGATGTACTAAAAGCAACCTATGATTCAGCCATCATAGACTCAAACACCAACCCAAATGGTTTTGATTCTAGCACCAGTGAGATACCTAAAGTAGCCTCTGAGAGAGTCACACCGTTTGGGTTTGATAGTCCTTTATATACACAAGATATCTGCTATCCTCCGTATGCTACTTCGTCTCCGCCGTTAGTACCTACTGTAATAGACGATGCTACTTTATACGCAACGGGTGGATCTGCTAAGCCATCTGGTAATTTTGATGTGTTCTGGGGGAACCACGACACCACTGGTGACGGCTTGACAGGGAGCAATTTCCCGTCCGGCAAGAACATGGTGTTAAACGTCACAGAAAAGCTAGAGTTTGCCTATCCAGATATAGGTGTAGTTGGAGAATCCCCAGCCGATATTGTAGAAACTATTACCGGTATTCAATTAAACTTTAATAACTACTCGCACAGACTAAAAGTCGAGCTACCTATCTTTGATGTTTTAAATCCTAATACTGCTCTAGACGAAGACATTTATGTCCACATCGGAGATCAGAGCAAAGTTAAAGACGTCTACTACTTATTTGTGAACGGAAGAAACGACGTAGCAGATTCTACTTCCGGTAATCTCCCTGAGCTTCAGGGTTAATTATCTTCTTCTGCGCCCTCTACTGTGAGTATATAGGGCGATCTTATAATATTTGAGGTGTCTAGATAGTCGAACAGAGGATAAGCCACCACAGCACCTCCGTCGTTGTTATCTCCAGTAATTAATGCCTGAGTATTTAAGGTTCTATGATACACAAACCCTCCGTTCCTAGGAGAAGCAGAGAGGTTTTGAACAACAGTACCTATATTAGAAGAGAAACCTTGAACATAAGCGCCGCCAGAGGCAAGGTACGCTGTTGAGATGGAATATTTGTTGTCTCCAGTCTCTGAAGCTTCAACAAAAGACCCAGTAGCATAATCTCCGCTACTTTTCTTATAAAGTATGGGGCTTAGAGTAAGCTTCCCCTTTGAGCTAGAGAAGGGTTTGTCGTCTGTACTAAAAGCTCTCTTGTATAGAGCACTTCCAGTTACGGGGTCAGCGCCTGTTTTTATCCATATGCCTGGAGCGTGATATACCACACCGCCAATCTCCGGAGTTTCAATTCCGTCCTCGTCGTCCATAGCATTTAATATGCTAAAGTTAACATCAGCTCTATCTATTACACCATCAGGGTCTCTGAAGATAAGCCTAAAAGTGCTGTCAAAGTTCCTACCTTCAAAGATATTATATTGCGTTCCTAACGTGTTTTTCTCATCTGTTACTCGTCTTTGGCGAGTGTTATTCTGTAAAAGAGTTTTAAAAGATTCTCTAATGCTTTCTACTCTTCGTGTGTATGCTCTTAGCTGACTGGCGAGGTTATCTTCTACACTAAAGATTCCGTCGTCATAATCAAAGATCCTTGCTTCAGCACTCAAAGAATCTAGGTTTAAAAGATTTAGGCTCGTAATGGTATCAAACCTTCTCATTAATAATTTTGGAGAGGCTACGTTTGTTGGCAGGTTAAATTGTTGATCGTAAGCCTGTCCAAGGTACAAATTCTTTTGAGTAACGGGGTCGTATAAAGAAAATCCGTCTTCGCCAGCGTCTTGTGTCTGATAGAAATAATTACTAGAAGAAAGCTGGCCTTCATAGCCTAAAACCGCTGTGCTATAGTCAATATCGTCCGGGGAAGTTGGAATGGTGTATTTAAAAGATCTATGTACTAATCTATCTTGATACTCGGAGTAATTTTTACATTTCTGTAGTTGCGGAGTCTCTTGCTGGCCAAACCTATTAAGCCTACATTGCTCTACGATCTTTAATGGCTCGTCAGAAAAATATCCGCTCCCTCCATCAACAACCTCGATTAAATCCGTTCTAGAGAGCTTACCGTTTAATATCTTAACTCTAAGTACAGCATTGGAGGACTCAGATCTTTGTCCTACAACGTTAACCATTACTGTTTGGGCAGAAGTTGTGGGCACAGTTTTAGTTGCTGAGCCTGACGTAGTACTATCTTGCCCTGATACGTCGGTAGAAGAGGTAAATGAAACTCCTACAGCAGCATTTGTCTCTGTAGGCCCACCAATTGAGGTCCAGTCAAAACTACCTACGTTTAATATCTTATAAACGGTTGACGCTACGAAATCCCCGGGCCTGTCTGTTCTTTCGATCTCGTACCCACTTCCTGCACCTGTGACTACGGCCGAGACAATAGATCCATTTTCTGATAAGACAAGTGGAGCTCCTTCTGGCCCAGTTTTTCTTATCTTTGCTCCACTAGCAACAGTTATATTACTAACTATAGTAGTTAAGTTTCCGCCGGTGATAGGTGTTCCATTGGCGCTTCGAGATATCCTGAAGTTACCTCCAGCAGCTGCAGAATCAAGGATATAATAAACGGACGAATCACTAGTGATGATCCTATCACCAAGTTCAACTGCGGGACCGGCCGTTATCTTTATTTGCGAATTAGAATCGGTGCCAGAAGTTGCATCTGATCCGACTACGATGTCAGTGTATTGTTGTCTTTGATCAAACCCACTTATATCTATCTTGTCAAAATATACAAGATTACCTGAAGAAAAAGTAAATTGATTTGTAACAAACTTTGTTCTTTTAACTACAACACCACTCTCATTTGTAAAAGGCTCATTAATTAAGCCCTTTACTTCATTGTCTATTACTTCGGCAAGTCCGGTATCTGCGTTTGTTCTTATTACTCCAGATCTAACTTCTGAGAAAATAGAATTAGCAAAGGCAAATAACCTAAGATCCTCTTGGATCCCAGTTTCATAGAGTTTTTGAAGGGCGTCCTTCAGGTTTAACTGAACCTCGCCCAAATTCTTTTTACTATAAAGTCCTGCCATAACGCTTTAGATTATTCTATATTAACTTTAATCCATCTAAGATGGGTCACTCTCCAGTTGCATCTGGGATGGCATCTGAAGCGTTGTAGCCCAACGCCGCAAGAGAAGCGGTCCTAGTTGTAGGGCTAGAGAAGGTGCTACTTGTAACTGTAGGAACTGTACTTGGGGGGTTATAAGTAAATCCTAGATTAATAGTCCACCTTCCGTTAGAATTAAACCTAGCTCCTAGGGGGTCCTCTATCACTTGCTGTCGAGCATTGGTCTGCGTTTGGTAATAGCCATTAGCCACTCCGGATATACCTGTGATCAATTTACCAGGTACTGTTATGTTCCTAGTTCCGGTCTGTACTGTTGAAGTAGTCTCTGATCCGTCTTCATTAACTGTAGTTACTCTGGTAAATACTCTAACTGTTTCGGTCCTAGTTATTGAGATAGTCTGTCCAGAGATTTCTTCAATAGTATTTGTAAATATCTCATCCTGTGAGTAATTAGAATGAGATCTAGTAGCAAGGTTTAAGTTTGCGTTGTTTAAATCAATTCTTACATTAGTAAACCTTTCTTCCGCCTGTATATCTAATAACTCTTCTAACATTCCTCTAACAACAGAAATAGGAAAATTATTATTAGATAGCGTTATTGTCATTTTTCGGTTAGAGCCCGTAAATATCCTACCAAAACCCTGTATGTAGCCTGTTATGTTGTTATTAGAGAGGTCTATTGCTTTTTCAGAATTAGGACCATCTGTAATTGAACCAAATCCTGCATCTATATTAATCGAGCCGGATAGCCTGCAGTTGCTCATTCTTAGTATCTCTATGTCCTTAAACCCTTTCTGGAACCAGTCAGTAATATCCACTGTGTCTCTCTTGAACTCAAAAGTGGCTGCAGAAGAGCCCGGTATATCCGCGTCAATGTATATATTATTTGTATCTACGTTAACCACTCTGGCAAGATTAGTAGTAGTACCACTAGCTCGAACGTAGTCGTTGACAAGTACTTTGGTTCTATAGTCTGTCCCAGATCCTGACAACCAATACACATTGTCTTCATTATCTGAAGAGCCGTTTGTCTCCCTATTAGGGGTCAAGCTAGATATCTGAGAAGAGCCGTCTGTTTCGAGTATATATTGCCCAGCGGACTGAGCGTTTCCGCTCCAGGCTGATGGATAGACAGAAGGCAAAGAGTTATTAAAGGTAATATATTCAATTTTAATCTGGTCGAGACCGCCAAGACCTGTAAGATCGGGGAGAATGCCTCCTCCTCCGGACGTATTGTTATTAGGAGCGTATATAGAGATTATATCTCTGGCAACATATCTATTTGATGCGTTAAGATTTAAAGCCCTAAAGTCATAGAACCTGCATCTATCGGCACGGATCGTTATCTCTTTAGTCTCAGTGCCAGGGTTCCTTCTTGTTGGGAAGATGGGAAAGTTTCCTTTAAGCCCAGAAGCGTTTCTGAAGTACATGTAGGAGAGGTTATAACAATGCTTAAAGTCATCCTCTCTAAACCTCCCATTGACATTAGCGCTATGTATAGAGAACGTTGCTAACTTGTGATCTGTACCAGAGTTGCCTCTGTTAGTAGCAAAATCTATCGGCAAGATGTAATTAAAAGAGCCATCTGATATGCCTGAAATAACGTTGCGATCACCGAGCCTGAAATAAGTTAATGCGTTTGTATTTGCCGCTGATCCTAGTGAAGGCACTGGACCTGTGGTAAGAGTATGCCATAGGTCTATTTTTTGTAGGTTAGGACAATTAAGTGGCGGAGAGCTGGGTTTAAATGTAGTACCACCAGAAGCATATAAGCCACAAATCTGTAGATCTCTCCAACGAGAGTCGGGTTGGAGGTTCACTGCAACATTTGAATATTCAGCTCCAATAGTCTTAGTATCAGCAAGCCAGGTAGCCCACTCGTTTTCAACAGAAGCGTCTGCAATACTTCCGCTAACAACTGATCTTCTATACCACTGACCTCTTATAGAAAAGTTCTCCATTCTATACTTGGATATATGACAAGGGTCGTTAACATCGTCATCGCCTATGGTGGTAGAGGTGCCAA